ATCTCCAAACCATTTTTTATAAAAAATGGTTTGGAGATAATTATACAACTGAAAATAATGATTTTAATTCCCAGGATATAATTTTTAAGGAACCTATTTATAATATTATTGATGAGCAATCTTAAAACTACTGGAAACCCACGACAATTTGCTACCGGCGCTCAACGAGATAGCGGAGAAGGTAAACTCCGAATGAGTTTAGTACCTCATAAAGCCTTAAACGGTGTAATGATGAGATACTTACAAGGAGCAGATACATATGGTGAAAATAATTGGAAGAAAGGCATGAAACATTCAGTTTTATACGATAGTACTATGAGACATTTAATGCAAGACTTTACTGGGGATGATAGTGAAGACCATTTAGGAGCTGCTTTATGGAATATTATGGGTATGATCTGGAATAGAGACTATAAACCTGAAATGGATGATAGAGAAGAATATGAGTAAAGTATTTGTTTCCGGTTGTTATGATATTATTCATGCAGGTCATATAGAATTTTTTAAAGAGGCTCTAAAACTAGGAGATAAGTTAGTAGTATGTATACCCTCTGATGAAGTATTATATCAGTATAAAAAAAGACGACCAAGTATACCTATTGAGCATAAGATAGAAATTTTAAATAATATATCTTTTATCGATGAAGTAGTAATTGGTCATAATTTAGATAAAAATGGTTTAAATTTTAAAGATATAATAATAAAAATATCACCTGACGTTTTAGTAGTTACATCTGACGATAAGTTTGAAAAAACTAAAAGAAAATTCTGTACAAATCACAATATAGAATATGTTAAATTAAAAAAAACACCTCCAAAGTTTGATCCGATAAGTACATCATCTATTCTCAATAATATAAAGACACCTAACGAAGCTCCTCTACGGGTAGACCTAGCCGGTGGTTGGTTAGATGTACCTGAACATGCAAGAAGTGATGGGTTTATAGTAAATTGCGCAATATCCCCAACTGTATCTTTACATAATTGGCCGTACGAAACCCAATCCGGTCTCGGAGGTAGCGGGGCATGGGCATTATTAAACGGTAGAGATGGAGTACAAAGTGAATTAGATTTAGGTGTTGGTTGGCAAGATCCCGCTGTAATAAAAGAAACAGGGTTATGTGTTTGGAAAAGTGGTAAAAAACCTTATCTTATTTTAAAACGAAATGGAGATATATTAAAAGGTAAAATGGCTTTACATTATACTGGAATTAATCATGATACACCAGCATACGTTAAAAATAATCGTGATTATAATTTGTTAGCCATGGCTAGTCGTTTAGCGTATGCAGGGGTACAAAATAATAATTTAGAGCAATTATGCGCTGGTATTAATATGAATTATAAAGTACAACTAAAAGAGGGTATGGATATATTACCTGATGTTAAAAATTCAATCGCAACCAAATATTGTGGAGGTGGTTTTGGTGGATACTCATTAACATTATTTTATAATGAAATAGATCGAGATAAATTTATAAACGATACCCCTGATACAATTAAAATTGAACCATACTTAAATGAAATATAAAATTTACACAGCTACAAAAGGTAAAAAAGAAGACACCTTACTATATAAATCCCTTAATAAAAAATATCGCGATTTATCTGTATATTATGAAGAAAAAAATACTAAAAGTTTGCAAAGTTGTTATAACAGCTTTTTGGAAGACGCTCGTCGTTGTAACGTTGATATCTGCGTGCTTGTGCATGACGACGTTTTTATTAATTGCGGGGATTTGTTGCATAGGTTGGACGATTATGGAAAAATGTATACAGTTTTTGGTCTCGCAGGGGCTAGTACATGCAAGGTTAAAGAACCTGCTCTATGGCATCTTATGTCCGAAAGAAAAGACCAAAGAGGAAATGTTGCTCACGGACATCCTGACCAATATCAGTACACTTCGTTTGGTCCTATTCCAGGCCGTGTTTTGGTTATTGATGGTGTCTTTATCGGCATTAATATACGAAATTTACCTACTAATGTAAAATTTGACGAATCTTACCCATCTAAGTTTCATTACTATGATTTAGATTTTAGTTTAGAATGCAATAAAAATAAGGTTAAAATTGGGGTAGTTGATATCCCAATAATTCATTCAAGCCCGGGTCTAACAAACCCTAACGAAGAGTTTTATAAAGGACAAGAATATTTTATTAAAAAATGGAAACGATAGTATTAGTCACAGGGGGATTTGACCCATTACATTCAGGACATTTAGCATATCTCAAAGCAGCAAGAAAGCTAGGGGATAAACTTATTGTAGGGGTTAATTCTGATTCTTGGTTAGAACGGAAAAAAGGTAAAAACTTTTTATCCTTATCAGAAAGATTTGAAATAGTATCAGCTTTAAAATACGTTGATAACTGCATTCTCTTTAATGATGACGACGGTACTGCAATTGAAGCTATAAAAAATGTTATAATGTTATTCCCCTTTGATAGAATTATATTTGCAAATGGTGGGGATAGAAAACAAGGTAATGTTCCAGAAGAAAATCCTGATTTATTTGATGATAAAGAAATTATTTTTCAGTACGGGGTAGGTGGATCAGATAAAAAAAATAGTAGTAGTTGGATATTGCAAAGATGGGAAAAGTAATTAAACCATTATGGGGTTGGTACCACGTTTTATCTGAAGGTAAAGATTATAAAATTAAAACTTTACATATTAAACCAGGTAAATCTTTAAGTGATCAAAGACATTTTCATAGAAATGAACATTGGTTTATTTTAGAAGGGGAATTGTCTCTTAACGGTGATATATATCACAAAAATGATTTTATTAATATACCGGTTGAAAATTGGCATCAACCAGCTAATATTAGTGATAGAATGTGTGTTATATGTGAAATCCAATATGGTGGTAAATGTATTGAAGAAGATATTGAAAGAAGATAATGGAAGATATAGGTAGATTAAATTTAGATTATTATGAGCAGGTTATAGTTTATAAGAGTTTGACTAACGAAAGTTATTTAACTCAAATTATAGACCATATAAAGCCGGAGTATTTTAATGATAAAAATATTAAGACGGTCTTTAGTTTAATAACTAATTTCTATATTAAGAGGCAAAGTATACCTACTATTACTGAATTAAAATCATACTTAATTAACGATGAACTTAAAGAAAGTTTTAGATCAGTTGTAAAGAATTTTCCTAATATTGATAAAACTTTTAATGATGAAGAATTAACTTCTAATACTGAACGTTTCTTAAAAGAAAGAGCAATATACAATACAATGTTATCTGTTGCTGAGGATGTTAGTAAAGGGGAAGTTAATACAAGTTTTATTTTAGATAGTTTTGAAAAAAGCTGCAACGTTAATTTAAAGGAAGAGATAGGTTTAGATTTATTTGAAAATATTGATAAGGTAGTTGATGATCTAAATGTGGACCAACCTACTATATCTTCAGGATGGAAATGGTTAGACGATAAAATAGATGGTGGTTTCTTACAAAATGGTAGATCGTTATATGTGTTTGCAGGTGAATCAAATGTTGGTAAATCTATATTTCTTGGTAATATAGCTTGTAATATAGCTGCTAAGGGTAAGACGGTTCTAGTTATTAGTCTTGAAATGTCGGAGATGATATACGCAAGAAGGCTATCATCTAATATAACTAGAATACCGATGAGAGAATTAAAAGGAGCAGGTCAATCTTTATCTGCGCAAATAAAGAGTTATAATAATGGTAAACCTAATAGTAAGATTTTAATTAAAGAGTTTCCTCCTAGTACTGTTACGCCTCAGAATATACAAGGTTATATTACCGAATTAAAAAATAGAGGTATTAAAGTAGATGCAGTAGTTCTTGATTATTTAAATTTATTAAAAAGTCCTCTCGGTGATAATTCTTATGAAAGAGTTAAGCATGTTGCTGAAGGTATACGAGCATTAAGTTACGTTTTTGAATGCCCGTTTATTTCTGCTACTCAGTTAAATAGATCAGGTTATGATGAAGAGAACCCTGGGTTGGATACCATATCAGAATCGATTGGTATGGCTGCTACTGCTGACTGTATTTTTAGTATATTTCAAGATGATGAAGATAAAGAGTTAGGTATTGTTAAAATGGGTATGATGAAAAATAGGTATGGTGCTAATTATGGTTACACAGCATTAAGATTAAATTACGATACTTTAACTATTTCTGAAGATGAGACGTTAAACGTTGATGATGAAGGTAGTGAAATGTCTGATTTAACTAGTACTCTTAATATGTTGAGTAATTAAAAAGAGGAACTAAATAAAATAAATGCCTAAGATCCATATAATTACAGATGCAGATCTAGACGGAGCTGGTTCATACTTATGTTTAAAGCAAGCTTATAAGGATGCAACGTTAACGTATTCAGTTACCACGGAAAAAAAGTTTATTAGTGATGTAGCATATTTTAAATTTGAAGATTATGATTTAGTAATTATTAGTGATTTAAATCTAAAAGAAAGTGAAATTAGACTTTGTGATTTAAAAAACGTTATTGTAATTGATCATCACGCTGAGCATATAGAACTAATTGATAATTATAAAAATGCTAAACCAATAGTAAAAGACTACCCATCATGTACTAAGTTAATATATGATACTTTTAAGTTAGAAAATAAGCTCAATAAAAATCAAAAATTATTGGTTAAACTAATAGATGATTACGATAGTTATACATTAAAATTACCGTTTAGTAAACCATTAAATCAAGTATTTTGGTCTTATACGGGGGATAGAGTTAATAAATTTGAAAATGATTTTAAAGATGGTTTTTTTGGTTTTAATCAATTTCAAAAAAATGCTTTAAAAATTATTGAAAATAAAATTAATAACTTTTTTAAAGATGAGACCATACACAGAGGTGATATAAAAATTGGTAATACTGTTTATAATGTGGCAGGTGTTATGGTATCATTTAGCCCTAATGAAATAGCTGAACGTATTATAGATCAATATGGAGTAGATTTCGTTATAATGATAAACATGAAAGGTAAAAGTGTTTATATGAGACGAAGCAATAATTGCCCGCTGAATATGGGTAAATTAGCCTTTAAACTTATGAACGGCGGTGGTCATCATGATGCCGCTGGTGGAACTTTAAACGATTCGATAATTAATATTACTAAATTACTTAAACCAATTATTAATGAAAAATAATAGCCCTTATCAAAATATTCAAACTGCAGAGTTTGAAAAATCCTTTTATTCATTTTGCACCTTCGTGGCGCTATTACATGATAAAAAAATGAATTTTGCTACTGTTTTTTTAAAAATACTTGAAAATAAAGCTTTACGTGATATATTTATTAGTATTATAGAAGAAGAAAATGACTTTACTGCAATTAGAAAATATATTCAAACTGAACCTTCTGTAACTAAAAGTAAGTACGTAACTAAATTTTTGAATAAATTTGATGGATTCAATGACTGATATAGAAAAGGTAATTTATAATAATTTTTTAGAAGTTAGCAAAAAGGTTAATAACAAGCCAGTAAAGTATAGAAAGAATTTTGATAATTTTCCGGATGAAAGTTATATCATTGTTAACAAATTAAGTAGTTTTTTTTATAAATTTAAACATTTAAAAATAAAAGATTTTTTTGAAGCACCATATTTTGTTTATGATGAAAATTATTTCGATTTAAAATTTTATTTAGGACCTAAAGCAATAAAAGCTTATACTTTATACAATGATAAGTTTCTTTTGAATAATCCAGATAATGATAAAACGTTATCTAACATGCAAGAATCGATAAAATTTATTTACAATTATTGCAAAGATAAAAATATTAATATTAAAGATTACCTTACAATAAAAGAAGGGGAATATAACGTTTTTCTTAAACATATCAAAAATAGAGATATTATAATCTTTATATTATTTGCTTTTAGTAATTTTGAAAAGGTAATTGGTTCTATAGATACTGAGATACAAACTATGTATAGTTCTAATTTTTCACGATTAAATTATATTAGAACAAAATACTATTCAAGCTCCAAGGCAAAGAAAATAATTAATAATTTTAAAATATTCGTTGAAAAACAAAAAGTATAGTCTATAATTAAACTATGAGTAATATAACGAGTTCAATGTTTGATAGTATTAAGTCTGCATTAGCAGCAGATAACGATAGTAATAAGAGTGCAATAGGTGATATCTTAAAGACTCCTCCAGGTAATACCTTTACTGTAAGGTTGTTGCCTTATGCTAAGGATCCTTCCAAGACGTTCTTTCATTATTATCAGCATGGTTGGAATAGTTTTGCTACTGGTCAATATACTAGTGCAATTTCTCTTCAAACCTTTGGTGAGAGAGATCCTATTGCTGAAGAGCGATATAAGATACTTCGTACGGGTAATGAAGAAGAAAAAGAGAAGGCTAAGGCAATTATGCGTTCTGAGAAATGGTTAGTTAATGTATATGTTGTTAATGACCCTGTTAATCCTGAAAATAATGGTAAGGTTAAAATGCTTCGTTATGGTAAGCAAATTCATAATATTATTACCGATGCAATTGAAGGTGAAGATGCAGCTGAATTAGGTCCTCGTATATTTGATCTAGGTCCAGACGGTGTTAACTTTAGAGTTAAGGTTGAGAAGCAAGGTGATTTCCCAACTTATGTATCATCTAAGTTTGGTATGCCGAGTTCAATTGATAATCTAGATGACGATCGTCATAATACAATTTATGAAAATGTATTTGAACTATCTAGTGTATTTAGCGTTAAGAGTGTAAATGAACTTAAAACGATGATGGATGAGCATTATTATGTTAGAGATGCATCAGCTGATAATAGTGTTGTTGAAAATGTTGTAGTTGATACTCCTATTGAAACTACACCAATTACGACCCCTGTTACCGAAACTAAAAAAGATGATAATGAAGATGAAGTTCTAAAAGAGCTACTTGAAGGCTTAGACGTTTAGTAATATGAGTAATCAAATGCCAGAAATGATACCAGTGCCTGATAATTCAGGAGGAGGGGCTCCACCACAAGAAGGGTCGCGACAGCTATCCCCGCAAGAGGAAAGAGATACATTACTCAATTTTATGGGTCATATGTATGGGGAAGCAAAAAAAATGGATGGTAACATTATTGGTGAAGCTACTACTTTGAAGAGGGGTGCGGGGGAGGAATTAAAGAAGCAAATTGAACAAGTTTATGCTCGACCGCAACAGTCTGCACCTCCAACGGTGCAGGCTACCCCTCCTCAACCAGAAGTACAACAACCTCAAGTAAACGTTGAACAACCGGTAGTACCTATTCAAGCCCAACCGGTAGATGATAGTCAATTATCATTTAACTTTAATACGACTGAAAAAGATGAGTTATTTGTATTGGTTGAAAGAGTTTTAACTAAATTAGACCGTTTAAATAAAAAAGTTGATGATTTAACTGAAACAGTTAAAAATTCTAAAGTTACTTCTTTACCAATTAAAAAACAGACTAAAAAAAAGTCAGTGGATAAAAAAGAGGAAGTCTGATATAATAGATATAGTTTATGGGTTATTTAAAAATAAAAAATAAAAAAGATTTTGTATCTAATTTTTTAGGTCCAGTTTCAAATCTAAATGATGCTTGTATTTTATCTGTAGAAGATAATATTATAAGCTGTACGTTAGCATCAGCAGATGCAACTATAGTGTGTAAATCATCGATGAAAGTAGATACTGATATACCTAATAATGTAACTTTAAATCTACCTGATATTAAGAAACTTATTAGAGTTTTAGATATTATACCTACTGTAGATATTGAGCTAAAGGTAAATGAAAATAATCTATCTTATAATCAAAATGGTTATAAGTTTAAGTATCATTTATTAGATGATGGTATTATTAAGCAACCTTCTTTAAATGTTGAAAAGGTAAAAAAGCTTGAATTTAATACTAAATTTACCGTTAAAGAAAGTGAATTGAATACTTTGTTCAAAGGTAGTAGTTTTGCCACTGAAACATCTAAGGTTTACCTTTTTGAAGAGGATAATAAAATTTATAGCGAGTTAGGTGATAGATCTAGACATAATTCAGATAACTTTGTATGTCTATTAAGTGATAATTTTGAAGGCAATATAGTTAAACCTTTACCGGTGAACTTCGATTCATTTCGTTTAGTAAGTTTTGCAGGTAGTCGTGAAGTTAACTTTAGGGTTAATACAGATATGGGTGTTATAACTTGTAACTTTAAAAAGGGTGATAGTGAATTGATTTATATTATCTCCGCATTAATTAATTGATATATGAAGAAGGATTGGTCAGAACATAAAGTAAAAAATAAAATTAAAACTGCAGGTTATTTCATTAAGAGATTGAAAGATAACGGTTTTGTCGTTTTAAAAATGTTTAACGCATATTCACAAGTAGATCCAAGAAGATGGTCTGTACTAGTTGACCCAGGTTACCATAGTGTGTATATCACCTGTTTTAATAATAAAGATGAAAAAGGTGAAGTATTATTTGAATTCGACGACGGAGGTAATAACTTTAATAAAGGGTTTTACTTAAAAACTGATAGCATAGAAGCTGTTGTAAATCAGCTAATTGAAAAAGGTATCAATAACGATCCAACGAAAAACCCATTTAGTAGAATTAAATAATTAAATGAGTGACGATGAAGAAAACAACGAGAGCGAAGAAGATCTAGTTGGTAAAAATTTCGTCAGTAAAGATATAGACCCTGATACTGAAAGTTTAATAAGAGATGCTTTAAAAACTATAGTACAAGAAAAATTTAATAGCAGAAAAACTGATGATGAAATGGAAGCAATGATCTCGACATGTGCTGAGTTTATGAAATGCTTTGTTATCATGGGGTACGACTTTAAAGGTAATTCTATAAAACCTATTTTTTATGCAAAAAATGATATAGATACTGATGCCCTTACTCAGTATATACAGAAATTTATAATGAATTCTATACATTGATTTTTAGTTTTTTTAAGCTAATATATATATATGAATGTTTTAATACTCGGTAAGGGTTACGTAGGTAACCATCTACTAACATATCTAATTAATGCATCTTTAGATGGTACACCTATAAATTTATTCTGCAAATCTAAAAAAGATTTAGATTATACCAACCCTGAAGTATTGTATAATTTTTGTTTGTCAGAAGAAATTGAAACAGTGATCAATGCTTCAGGCTATACTGGTTCACCTAATGTAGATAGTTGTGAAGATAATAAAGAGGATTGCTTTTTTTATAACGTAAATGTACCGGTAAGTATTGAAAGTATCTGTAAATCTTTAGATATTAATTTCATTCATATTGGTTCAGGGTGTATATATGAAGGGTATGAAAAGGAATTTACAGAAGAATGTACACCTAATTTTGGAATATTTCAGCGACATTCAAGTTTTTATAGTAAGACGAAACATATATCAGAATTAATGCTTGATACTAATTTTACTAATATTATTCGAATAAGAATGCCAATCGAAAGTAAATTAACTAAAAAAAATCTATTAACTAAACTTATTAATTACCCTAATTTAATTGATTTTGTTAATAGTAAAACGGATATGGTAGTTCTATGTGAATTTATTGAAACTGTAATGAAAAATTTTAAAGCTGGTATATATAATGCAGTTCACAATAGTTCATTAGGTACAGAAGAAGTTACTGACATTTTAAAGGAATATGGTATTAAAAATGATAATTGGAAGTTTATACCTTATGATGAATTAGAAATAAAATGCAATAGAAGTAATTGCGTATTATCCAATCAAAAAGCTAAAGATGATTTTAATTTCGATTTTGGAAAAGAAGAACATTACTTAAGATTAAACGCGTCTTTAATTGGGAAGGAATTAAAATGGAAAAAGAATTAGTAGGATTTACAGCTGGTAACTTTGATTTACTACATCCTGGTTACATTTATACGTTCGAAGAAGCAAAAAGACATTGTGATAAATTTTTAGTATTTTTACAAAAGGACCCTTCAGCCACTAGATATACAAAATATAAACCCGTTATACCTTACTATGAAAGATATAAGACATTAATGGCTATTCAATATGTTGACGATGTTTATATGTATCAAACTGAAGAAGATTTAATTAACTTAATTGAGTTTTTTAAGCCTGATATTAGAATTTTAGGAGAAGATTATATTGGTAAATCATTTACCGGAGATGATTTACCTCCAAAAGTAATTTATACAACTAGATCACATGAATGGTCAACGACAAAAATAAAGGATCTAATAACTGCTCAGACGATAAAGCAAAATCCAGATATTATAAAAAATGCAAAAAAATAAAAATATATTAGTAACCGGGGGTTATGGATTTATAGGTGGTAATTTTATACGATTCCTACGAGATAACTTTCCACAGCATAAGATAACGTGTATAGATAAAGATGGTTACGCATCGAATAAAGATTATGTAAAAGGTTTATGTGATAAAGAGTATAAATTAGACATTATCAATACATTAGAGTTAGAAAACGTTTTTTTAACTAATGATAAGTTTGATTATATTTTCCATTTTGCAGCAGAATCACATGTTGATAACAGTATTAGTGGTCCAAAGGTTTTTATCGAATCAAATGTGCTCGGTACACAAAATATGCTAGAATGTTTCCGTAAAATTAATAATAATCACGGAAGATTCATCCATATAAGTACTGATGAAGTATATGGACATTTAAGGTTCAATGATCCTTCATTTACTGAGTTAACCCCGATTGCACCTCGTTCTCCCTATGCTGCAAGTAAGGCATCAAGCGATCTCTTGTGTAAGTCATATATTGAAACGTTCGATTGTAACATAAGTATAACGAGATGTTGTAATAATTATGGACCGAACCAACATAACGAAAAATTTATACCAACTATTATAAAATCTTTAAGTGAAGGTAAGAAAGTACCAATTTATGGTGAAGGTTTAAACGTTCGTGAGTGGGTACATGTACATGATCATAACCTTGCAGTGTGGTCAGTTGCAACACAAGGTAAAAATGAAGTTTATAATATCGGATCTGGTATAGAACTATCAAATATTGAATTAGTAGATAAGATATGTACAATTATGGGTAAGGATCTAGATAAAAACGTCATTTTTGTTAAAGATAGACTTGGTCATGACTTCAGATATAGTATTAATTGTGATAAAATTCAAAAAGAACTACTGTACGAACCACTTTATAATGATTTCGACACGCAATTGAAAGAATTAGTTAAAATTTATGGAAAAAAACAAGATTAAAGTGGGTAATATATATGCATGCCATCACGGTGAATATGCAGGTCAGTTATTTGCATTTATTTGCCGGGATAAAAAGGAACAGACGTATAATTTTCTTAGAATGCCTGAAATGATTACGACAAAAATATCTCAGAAAGATTTTGACGATGGTTTGAAAAAGGAAATAATTAAATTTGTTGAAAAAGTTCCTAAATACGTGCATAAAGTTATAATGGACCAATATAAAAAGAATGAAAATACTGACAATAGACGGAAATAATCTAGTGCATCGAGTGTATTGGGTTGCAAATAACATTAAAAATGTTTCAGAAAACTACCATGTTTATATGTTCCTAAATAGCGTTAAGAGTTATGTGGAAATGTACCAACCAGATAAAGTTTTATGTGTATGGGACGAAAAACCAGACTATAGACCTAATAAACGTAAGGAACTCTTACAAGATTATAAAGGAAATCGGGATCCAGAGTACGGTAAAGAGGTACATAATAAGAATGAAATGATTAAAGAAATGCTAAATACATTAGGTATACCGTCAATATTTCCTAGGTCATATGAAGCTGATGACGTTATTAAGATAATTAACGACGCATACGATAAATTAAGCCAGACTAAATTTTATTTAACTAAAAAATTATTCAAACATATTATTATTACAGTGGATAAAGATCTATGCCAGTTAATATCAAATAAAGTCTCTGTATATGATCCGATAAAAAAGGTTGAAATTAATAAAGAAAATTTTGAAGAAGTGCTAAACTACAATATAACAGATTTTATTAAAGTAAAGGCATTAACTGGTGATAAAAGTGATAATATACCTGGTTTAAAAGGTTTCGGTAAAGTTAAAGTAAAAAAGTTTCTAGCTGGTGATGTAGTTTTGACCGAAAAGGAAAACGATATATATAAAAGAAATTTAGAATTAGTTACATTGACTGATGATAAAGATGAAAAGGAATATGTAGTTAATCAGTTATCTGAAATTGAACATGAGACGGACTATGAACAGTTTAAAAAATTAAGTAAAGATTATAATTTAAGTCAAATTCTTAAAAATGATACAAAATGGTATACAACATTTTTCCAGAAAAATAGATTATTAGAGTTGTTATCTTAAATATTAATATGCAAGATCAATTTATTAATCCACAGCAAATCCGCTCACCGTATACTGGTGATACAGTAAGACCTGTTTATAGTACTTACGATGCTAACGGTAAAACGTATGAACAAGCAGTAATGTCTGACCCAACTACCGGTCATATTATTAAAAAAGGTTTAATTTCTATTAAAGATTCGAAAACTGGTGAAGTTATACAAGATTATAAAAGTGCTTTAAGTCAAAGTATGACCACACAAAGCAGAAGATAGACTTGAAATATAGCATATTGCATTTATAATTATAATGTGATAGTTATACCAGAGCAATACGTTGTAAACGTTTTATATGAGAATATCTATAAGATCTCATATAATAAATACAATAAATCGTATAACGGTTGTTGCCCTATTTGCAAGGAAGGTAATTCGTGGGGTAAGAAAAAACGATTCTATTATATACCTGATAAAGAGTTAGCATATTGTCATAACTGTGGATATAGTAAAAAGGCTCTTACATTTATAACTGAAGTAACGAATAAATCTTTACATGAAATTATAAATGAAGTTAAAGAGTTTGATATAGAGATTTTACCTATAGAAGAACCTAAAGAAGTAAAAAAGGTAATAGATAAAAGTCTACCGGAAGATTGCATTAATTTATCTGATGCAAGTCAAATTGAGTACTATAAAGATAATACAGTTGTAAAAATAGCTTTACAATTAATTAGAGATAGAAAATTAGATAAAGGTATTAATAAACCTAAAACATTTTATGTGTCATTGAAAGATGTGGTTCATAAAAATAGATTGATATTACCGTTTTATGATGAAAATCATGATATAATATTTTATCAATCTAGAGGGTTAACTAAAAAAGATCTATTTGAAAGACCAAAATACCTTAGTAAGGTAGGAGCAGAAAGAAGCTTATATGGTATACAAAACATAAATTCTAATTTAGATAACGTGTTTATATTTGAAGGTCCGATTGATAGTTATTTTGTAGAAAACGGTTTAGCTACTTGCGGTATTACTGAAAGAAGTGATAAGATGTTTACTAGTTTACAGAAGGAGCAGATCAATAAACTAAACTTATATGAAAAGATTTATGTATTAGATAACCAGTACTGCGATAAAGCTGCTTTAAGTAAGAGTATCATATTAGTTGATAATAATGAAAAGGTTTTTATATGGCCTAAAGAATTAAAGCGTTTTAAAGACTTTAATGATATATGTGTAGCTGGTAATAAAGACAAAATAAAACCTGAATTTATATTAAAAAATACTCATTCAGGTCTTAAAGCTAAATTATTATTAACTGAAATTAAAAATAGTTAGTTACGTTTATATTGACCGAGATCTCGGTAACCCATTTGATCTTGTAAAAATCCTTTTAATATCTCAAATTCACCACCACTTAGATTAACTAAGTATTCTAACTCAGCATCTCCAATAGAATCAGCGAACTTTTCAGCCTTATCTTCAAAATCAGAAGAATCACCTACTGATTCATCTTCTTCAGGTACATATTGATCATTTTCTTCATCTTCCCCACCTTCTCTTTTTCTAAAGTAGAATTTTTGAAGTTTATTATATCCCCAATCATCAGCATTAAAATTTTCAAAGTTTTGTACCATTTCATACTCTTCAGGAGATAAAATAGACAATTCTTCAAGAGATGTATTATCTAAGTTATCTTCTTCCATTTCACCGTGAGTCTTATTAGATTGAGCACTTGGAGGTCGAGTTTTTCTATATCTACCACCTGAACCATCTCTTGCAGCGTCTACATTACTTGGAGCACCACCACGTGACATATCATATGATTTACCTTTTGGAGCTTTAGAAGTACCAGCTTCCCAACCTTCAGTTAAAGTTTGTGTATAAGCTTCGAAAATTAAATTTTGATCGATTTTCATATAATTAGTTAAATTTATATTTTGGATCATTAGCCCCTGCTAAGTAACCTTTTAAGATTTCACTTAGTGATGATATTTCCATTGCAACTCTTGCAATCTTCTTTGTTTCAGAATTTGATATACTATCAAAAATAGTATCTGGTTCAGCAGCATTTAATGAAGTTTGGATACTATCTGCTGTACCATTTAAATAATCTGAAAATCTATCCATCTCAGAAATCCAACCATTTAATTCTTCAAACATTTGTTTTGATTGAGCACCGATGGCTCCTTCACCTCCAGCTGGAGCTTCAACATCGAAATCTTCAGGAGATGTCTCAGGTTCAAGCGTAGAAGCCATTGCTTCTTGATCTGTTAACTCGGTATTTTCATCATCTTGTTCAGATAAAAACTTTTTAAATCGTTTTTGGTATAAGCTCATACTATTATTTATAAATATTTATATGCAATCATACAAAAAACTTGAAGACTTTGTAAAAGTAATTAAAGAAGACGCTGGGCAAGAAATAATGCCCGACGTCGTAAGAGACCAATCAGGTCAAAAAACAGAGTATCCATCCCAACCATCCAGTGTTGAAGATATTATGAACAGACAGAATCGAAGTGATGTCGCTCCAGAAAATATACCATACCCATTAAATGAATTTGATGATGTTGTGGCCAATACATTTGTATCTTTACAAAATTTAGAAGAGCTATTAAAGCATGCAGGTACTAACTCTGTTATTAAAGATAAAAAACCGTTAAGTAGTATTAGTAAAGAGATAATTGAATTAAAAGGTAAATTAGTTGATATTAGTAAAAAGGTTAGTAAAATAAAATAATGAAGAAACTAATAACGTCGTTAACATTAACCTTTTTAGTTAGTGGTATATTTGGTATACTCTTTAGAGATTGGTTAGTTTTTGGGTTAGTTACTATATTGCAAATTTTATTCTTTTATTTCTTTAATTCAGTATATGAAAATTTTCTTATAAAAAAAGCTCTTGAAATTAATTCACTAGCAGAAAAAGCAAAATATGATAATACAATTAAAGTAAACTGCCCGTGCGGATCTTCTCAAGATGTCATATTATCATTAACTGAAGATACTATATATCGTTGCAATGATTGTAAAAATGAAATAAGGGCTACTACCAGTATTGGTACTGCATTAGTTACCACCCCGTTAGTTACAAAAAGTTAATGGATGAAAATGAGATAGATAGAATTGCTGATAAAATTGCTACTGATATACCCAGTACATCATTACAACCAGTTAATGGTGTAACAGAGATAAATATAGAACAAATAGTAGATTTCTTCACCGGTGAAGATAATGATAAGAAAACCCAATTGGTTACCGGTAGAGTTTATCAAAAAAATAAAAAACTTAAATTCTTAGAAACTTTTTTTAAATTAATTGAAGAGGAAATTAGTAAACTTGAAACTAAAAATAATAAAGATTTAGATAATTCATTTTTTAATTTAAATAAAAAAATTCTTTCAGCTAATATCTATAATATAAAAGAAATTATTAATCTTTACGGTATTGATGAAGATAGATTAGTTACATTTTTAGTAGGAACTGTGATACAATCTATGTATGATAAAAAAGACTGATGATATAATTCAAGAATACGGTATAGATTTTGTTGCAAGATTTGCGTGTTTATATGAAGGTGTTAATGTAGCTTGTAGTAGAGCTGAAAGAATAGGTCATGACTCTGAATATAGTTCAGCTTGGATAAAACCTACAGCATTTCAAAAATACGTAGACGAAAGATACTTAGATATGAAACATGATATTCAACTATATTTGAAAGGAATTGATACAGATGAAATTTATCCCTGGGATGACGTTTATTAATAGAACTGGGACTAATACAAGATTATTTAAAAAAAATAAATTGTATATACTTCACGATATTAAAAGATTAAATGAAGATACAGTAACTTATACATTTTCAATTGACGGGGATAAAAAAGAAATTAAATTTAAATCCTTTAAACAAGCAGAAGACTGGTTACAGCAAATTGCTATTTAATAATAATCCCCATATACATCAGTATCATTACTTGACATATCAAAAACGTCTTCTTTACTGGTATTATCAGCTGAATATAATTCATAATCTTCTCTTTTTGGTAATGATGGAGGGTTTGTACCGGGTAATCTACCAGCAAATTTGTCTTCATAAACCTGATCATTGGTTCTTTCCCCACCTGATGATAAACCAGCTTGTAAAGTATATAAATCTTCAGTCGCAAGATCTGATAACCGACTTGTATCGGTAGACATATCGGCAAATCTAACATCATTTTTAACATCATTGAAATCTATATTTGGTTCAAAGCTATAATCTAATCGTTTTGCCTTTAATAAAAATACATAATGGCCCTGTAAATTATTAATTTGGGATATATCTTGATCTAATTTTTCAGTAATTTCGAAAAATTTAGACTGTCTATTATTGGGTCTATCGTTACCATATTCAGTTAGTTCAAAAACATCACCAGCTTTTGGCTCTACGATTGGACCGAAATGAAAATATCGATCATAAATACCTTCAGGTATTTTACCATTTACAATATTTTCAGAACCAAAAGGTTCAAAAACTGAAGATAATGTATAAAATTCATCATAAAAAGAAGATATATGAATATATGCAGTTACTTCATCGTCACTCTCAAAACCAAATTTAGATAAAGTAATTGCATTTTCATTTAACGTAACTGCTAAAGTAATTTTTCTTGGATCTGCAAAAGTCTGTGTAGGTTGTTCACCGTAAAAGTTATCTGCACTTAGTGTATTATATGTATTAACGTAATAATTTACTTTAACACCAAATTGATTTATTTGTTCTCTCCACCAATTAGAGAATAGTATACGTTCACTTGCTTGAATTGATTTATCGGTAAATCTATAACAAGTTTCATCGGTCTGCACTATACCAGGGTAATCACAACTGTAATCTATTTGACTCATTTTTCTAAAACAAATTTCTTTAATTTTTCATCAAAATATAACTTTATACCGGTACTACCTAATTTTTTAACTTCCCCTTTAAACGGTATAACTTTATATTCTTTACGTATATATTCTAAATCTGCAGAACCACAAACTTTTTTACCGGTAACACCTCGTAGTTGTTCTATTGTTGGGTTCTTAGTTAGGTCAGTTTTCACATAATCAGGTACAATATTTTCATGCTTACGTAAGTACCGGGAATTTCCACTACTACCGGGGATTGCTCTTCTATGTCTATGATTAATCCCAGGTTTAGGACCTTGGTATTTATTTTCAAAAAACTTATGAAATTTTATCATAATTATATTTAAGCAAAAAAAAGCGCAACCAAATTAATGATTGCGCTTTTAATTTTAAATCTATTTTTTATTGAATATAGTCACCAGTTGAGCTTGTCACTGTGCTATGTACTTTGTTTTGTTTACTTTGAAGAGCTGCTTTTCCATCAGCTAATGGTTTCGGTTCTGCATCAACATACTTTTTAGTTGAATCAGATGCTTTCTTTCCTTTTGCTTTGAGCTTACCAACCTTGTTATGACCTGGATGGGTTAAATTTGTACCAGCTGTATCAGGCACTGCTTGCATTTCTACTGCTTCCT